CTCTTCCAGCCCCAACGCCCGTCATCGCCGAAGCCGAACTCCTCCTCGAACGCCATCAGCGACGTGCTGTCCGTGAACGGAAGACAGATGTACTCGAACGCCTGCTCGCCCATGTTGATGATGAGGTTGTCGAACTCCGGCACGCCGGCCCCACCAGTCAAGAACGATGTCGCCGGGTAAGTTATCACCAGGCCCATCGGCGACACTTCGCCGCCGATCTGACCGAAGTAGTTGTCCTCGACCCGGATGTCGTTGCCGTTGACGCCCTTCCACATGCACGTCAGGTCAATCTCTGTCGGGGTCGTCCCGTTGATCACGGCGGAGACAGGAAGGTCGTCGTGGGCCTCGATCGCCTCCACGATCGCAGTCGCGACCTGAGCAGCGGTGTCAGTCCCGCCGACGTTGACCGGGACGTGTTGCCCTCCGATGTAGATGTGGATCGTCCCCGCTTCGGTCGGCGCCGTCGTGACCGTTATCTTCCCGGTCGCCGCGGTGGCACCAACCGGCTCCGCGACTGGAGCACCCCAGACTTCATTAGCGAAGTTGTTCTTGTAGAAGATTTTGAACATCCTCGCGAGCTCTGAGCCGATGCCGAACTTCTCCTCGGCCTGGGCAAGCGTTCCGATCGCGACCGGGATGTCCGGCGGAGCACTCCCGTCCGAGGTCATCGTCCCGACGAGGAGCGCACGCAAGTTGAGCGTGGGCAGCCCCGCCATCGAAGGGTCCACCTCTACCCAATAGAGGGGCACCATGATGTTACTAGGGATCTGAGCAAAGCTTATGGGCATGTCGATGCCTCCTCTAAGTGGACTTCAGGACTCTACGACGTCGACTCGGCTGACGTCGCGTGCCGCGCGCCGCCGCGGTGGCGCTCAGCGTGCTCAACGTGCTCGGACTGGTCGACTTTCTCGACGGTGACCGCGCCCTCACGGATGCGGCGCTTCGTGAAGCTGTCGAGCGGCCAGTCGATCGACCCCTCTGCCCGAAAGCCGCCGGCGGTGGGGTGCCGGATCGACTTGCGGACGTCGTCGTCGCGCGGCGTGACGCGGACGCGCTGCCTAATGATCGTGCCGCGTGCCCGCTTGATCCTCTCCTGGCGCCGCTTCCAGCGAGCGCTCTTCTCTCTCTTCGGCTCTTCTCTCTTCGGCTCTTCTGCCATGACGAGAACTCCTCTCTTGTCAGGGGAACGGGTTTGGCGGCGGGTCGGTGTCGTCGGGCAGCGGGTACGGCACAGAGTCCGGGTTGAAGTCGTAGACCATCGTGACCTGCTGCACTTGGAGCTGCTCGTCCGACGTCGACCCCGGCGGCCAGGCGGTCCGGACAGTGATGCGGTGCAAGTCCGGGAACTCAGTCGGGTACCACAGCGTGCGGTAGCGGAGCTGCAAGTTGAGCTGCCTCTCTCCGACTGGCGTCTCGTTCTTGCTCCCCGTCAGCCCCCAGCGGTCTTGGATCGACCCCGACGTCACGGCCTCGAACCGCGCGTTGTCGCGCTCCGGCTCTGGCTGGACGTACATGTTCGTCAGGTTCGCGCCGTACATGTTCGTCAAGGAGTCGTCACGAAGCAGCTGGTTCATGATGAACCAGCTCAGCTCGTCGAGCTTGGCCAGCATCGCGACAGGGTCGTTGTTCTTGATGACGATCTGGAAGCCGATGGGGAACGAGTGGATGAAGCGGATCTCTCCGACGTTAGCGTCGCCGTCAGGAGAGAGGATCTCTGGGCCGCCGTAGATGCCTAAGAACGGGATCTGGACTCCGGCCTCGATCGGCAGCGCGCTGTGGATGCGCCGGCAGGCGAAGCCCGAGAACAAGGACGTCCCTATCAGCCGGTTGTATATCGCGTTCAGCAAGAGCCACGAGTAGCTCTGCTTGTCGCTAGGGCCACCCGTCCCAGTCCAGGGCACGTCATGCGGAGTGACGACGTTCATGACTTAGGTACCCTCGCTTGCGCCCTCTGCCAGTTCACCAGCCTCGGGACCATCTCCATGAGCCGCCGAGAGAATATGTCTTCCATCTCTGCGCGGAGGATCGGACGGGTCGACCAGTGCCGCCGGGGAGAGAGGAGCCGGGCGATCATGACGGCTCCGCCTTTCTTCCGGCGCTTGATCCGCCTGAAGAGCTCCTTGTGGGCGTAGGCTGACCGCTCCATCGTGTACAGCGAGTGGGGCCGAATGACCGTGACGACTCGCCCCTTGGCCCGGCTCCGCATCGTGAACGGCCGATGCCTGTGCAAGTCCTCAGTCTGCCAGTCCGACATCTCCATCCCTAAGTCGACGCTCTTCAAGTGCGCGATCAGTCCGATCATAGACCTCACGGTGTCAGCCGCGTGCTGCGCGCCCTCGACGGAGATGTTGATCATGGTGCAGCCGCCTCGTACTTGCGGATCACTAGCGTCATCTCTCCGCCGCCGTTCACCGACGTGTCCGTGACCTCGAAGTCGCCCTCCGCCGGGATGTTCCCCTCAGCGGGGATGGTCAAGCGGTCGCCTTGCTGCGGCAGCGCGTAGCCGTTGTCGATGAACTCGACTGTCCGGATGTCAAATATCGTCTCTTGGTCTGACAAGACCGACACTCCCATCTCAGTGAAGACGTCAGAGGACCGCGTACTGAATATGCCGCGCATCACGTACGATCCCCCTGACGGGTTCGACTTGACTGGCGTGAACGTGGCGTTGCGGCCGAACACGTCCTGCGCCGGCAGGTAGACCAGCGTCGAGAAGTCGATCGCCATTAAACCCAGAACCTCATGTACTGCCGGAGGAGGGACTCTGCAGCTTGCGTCCCCGGAGACTTCACTCCGGCCGTCTTGATCAGCAGCATGTTCGGGTCGAAGAACGCGACCCGCGAGTCCTTGTGGGAGACCTGACGGATGCCAGCGACCTGAGCCTGCTGCATCCGCATCTTCTCCTCACGGATCAAGATGACCGTGGCCTGCTTCAGGGGCAGCGGCGCCTCAATCGGCAGGTCGAAGCCGCCCGTGTAAGTCACGATGGCGGGCCACGGCCACGGCGTCGCCTCAGGCCCACACGGGTTCCCGACGTATGACAGTTTTCCTGACGCTTCCTCGAGCTCGTACTCGTCAGGGAACAAGTCCACACAAGCGCTCGACACCGACTCGATGTCTCCTTCAGCGACCGGCCAGTGGGTCAGGAACAGCCTGCCGTCGTAAGTCTCGCGCCAAGTCTCGGTCACCTTCTCCTTCGCGAAGGTCCTGTTGCATATCTCCGCGACGTACGCCGAGTAGATCGAAATCATCATCGTCAGCGCTTCGTCCTGCGACGTGTCTGTCTTCGACATGCCGAGGAGCAGCTTCGCCTCGTCTAAGGTCAAGAGGTCGAAGTTCGCCGCCGGAGTAAGGACTTTGACTGTGACGTCGGCCATCAGCGCGCCTCACTGTAGAACTGCTCGAACAGTTCCCTGAGCTCGAGCGGGTGCTCAGTCCCGTCAGACATGACGGCGACTGCCCGGTAGGCCTTGCGGTCGACGCGCCACTCCTTGAGATGAACGCCGTCCTTCCCCGCTGCGCCCGCGTCTCCCTTCGGCCCCCTCTCGCCCCGGTCTCCTGGAGCGCCGCGCTTGCCACCGCAAGCTAGGATCTGCCAGTCTTCTCCGGGACAAGTCCCCGGCGCGTCCTTGAGGGCCACGAACGAGCTGCTGTCCTTCGTGACGACGTCGAGGTACTCGTACGCAACCTCAGCCTTGTACGTCCCAACGACCCGCATGCACCTAGAGTCGCGCCCTGCCGCAGCGACCAGGACCCAGTCAGCGCCGCCAGGACGCTGCCCCGTGTCCCTCACGGCCTGCCACGTGTTGCCGCCGTGCGTGACGAGGACGCCCTCGTAGCTGACTTGGCCCGACTGCCAGGACTTGATCGGCGTGACCTTGCCGACGGGACCTGCTGGACCTCGCTCGCCCTGTGGGCCAACGGCGCCGGCTACGCCCCTCTCGCCAGGGTCACCCTTGTCCCCTTTGGCGCCGGCTGTCCCAGTGGCCCCAACTTCGCCCCTCGGGCCGGGTGGGCCAACGTCTCCACGAAGACCGACTTCGCCGCGCGGCCCCGCCGCTCCGGCAGGACCAGCCGGCCCAATTTCTCCCCGCTCACCTTTCTCGCCGTGTTCACCTTGTTTGCCTAGTTCGCCTAGAGGACCGACGAGGCCCCTCTCTCCTCGCTCGCCCGGCTCGCCTTTCTCCCCTCGTTCTCCCTTTTCTCCTTGTAGTCCCTGAGGACCTTGTACACCTTCTCTCCCCGGTTCTCCGCGGTCTCCCTGCGGTCCAGACGGCCCGACGGGACCGGGCTCGCCAGGATAACCAATGCCAATCTCTCCCTGCGGCCCAGGCGGCCCGACTGGCCCAGGCGCTCCGATCGGTCCAGGTTCTCCCGGCGCGCCGTCGTCGCCGTCCACTCCGTCAGCTCCAGGCACGCCGTCTCGAACTAGCGCCATCCGCTCGTTCACTGAGCGCATGAACTGCTCGAGCTTCTCGACGGTCGTCGCCCGCAGCTCAGCGATCACCTGTGCAGACTGAGCTTGAAGCAGTTCAACTTCGCGCTGCCAGGCGCGCTGGTGCTCGTTCCACTTGCGCTGCCACTCCTCTTGCTGCTCGGCGAGGATCGCGCTGAGGACGTCCCGCCAGACTTCAGTCAAGACGCTGTCGGAATTTTCCAGCGGCCTCGATGACCCGTCTGGCTTCTCGCTTGATGTCATTCGAGTAGTCCTTCGGTGGTTTCGGCGGAGCAGGCGGCGCTGCCCCTGGCGCAGCGGGACCCGGCGCAGGCGGCGGGTGCGGCCCTGTCCCGCCAGGAGGCGCCGTTATCTTCTCGGCGGCGGACAGCGGCACGACTTGCTGCTGGACGCGCGGCTCGTCGCCGGCCTTGACGTCGTCGAGGCCCTCTTGGTTGCGGGCCTCGTTCGGCGAGTAGATGCCGCCTTGGACCCCGCGGGCCAGGGCGTCGATCCTGTCCTTCAGGGCCGACCGCATCAGCGCCGCCGTGTCGAACTCTATGTACTCGTCCGGCTGGCCCTTGAGGTCGAACGTGAACCCGAACGCCTCCTCGATGTGGTTCAAGGCAAACCCGAGGCCGGTCGCGATCCAGAACTGCATCAGCGCCTCGACCGAGCCGAACGTCGCGCCGCTGAGGCCGAGGACTTGCAAGGGGACGCGGAACGCCAGGGCGATGTGCTGCTCCGAAATCTTCATGACCTCGGCGAGCTGCGCGTCCTTGGCCGGCATTCCCCAAGGCTGGACCTTCAGGCCAGCAGTCAGGATCGGCGTCTTGCCCTGGTGGATGCCGCGGGTCTGGTCGTCCCACCGGTCGCGCAGCGACTGCACTTGGTCTTTGTCGAGCACCATGTCCGTCGAGAGGACGGCCGATGGCCTCGCCTGGTTGGCGTAGAACTGCAGCTGCTGCCGAGATATGGCGTCGGAGACGCCCATGTCCTGCAGCGCTGCCCACAGCGGCGTCTCGCCGACTAGCGGGTGCGGATACCGCCGGTCGCAGTGGAGCCGGATGTGCAAGACGTCCCTCTGCGGGACGACCAGCTTGACGTTCGGCACTTGCTGCGCGATGACGTCGTTGCCGCCGAGGCTGTAGAACACGTCGCCCGTCTCGGCGACCCGAGCCGCGCACTGGCGCGGGTTCATCAAGTGCAGCTCAGAGATCTCGAAGCGGCTGTTCCGCAGCGCCAGGGCGTACGCGTTGCCCTCAAGGAACAGGCTCCGCGTCAAGTTGAGCATGAAGTCGCTGATCGACTGGTACGCGTTCGGGTACCTCAAGACCCGCGACAGGGCCGACGTCGTCACCCTCTCGCGGCCTCCCTTCGTCGTGGCCTTCCAGTGGTCGCCGGGGCACATGGCGACGGTCTGCGAGTACGCGCTGACGCACGCCTCGACCATGGCCGACTGGGCGGACAGCGGCAGGACGTTCTGGCCGAGCTGCCAAAAGTTGATCGCCGTCCCGTCCGGCAGCATCCCGCCGCTGATCGGCAGGTAGTACGGCCCTGGTCGAAACGAGCCCTCGACTGCACGGAGGACTGTCCGCAGCGTACGGGCCACGACGTCTCGAGCAGCCATGGGTCTAGTACCACATAATTTGTGGGAGGCCAGCCCAGGGCGGGCTGGCCTCTTCCTCAAGTCCGCCGCTATTCCCTGGAGGGGCTTCGCGTGGGAGTCGCTGGCCGGTGCTGGGGAGCAGCGCCGACGTGGCGGGTCTGGTAGGCCCCGCCCTTGCCAGCCTCGACGTGCCGGACGTTCGGGTCCGGCGGAGCACCGTCTTCCTCGTGCTCGGTCACGTTGGCGCCGAGAGCAGCGAGGTCGTTCTCCTCCTGAGTCGGGGTGGGCTTCCCCTTCATCCGCTCCGAGTACTCGTGCGCAGACTTGTCACGAGCCTCCTTGTCTTGGGCGAGCTGCCGACGGGCAGCTTCGGTCGTCTCGTTCTCTGCCATGGTCTTACTCCTCTGCGGCCCAATCGCCGCCTTAGGTCTTTACCAGGTAACGTTCTGCGTCCAGGCGAGCGTGCCGGCGCGGCGCTGCAGCCAGTTGAGCGGCATGACCATCCTGAGGGCCAAGCTGTCAGTCTGGAACAACGACCGCTGCGGCGACGCGACGGTGCCGGGCGAGCCGGTGCCGACGAGCTCGAGCGGCGTGGTGTCCTCCATGTGGAGGGTGGCCTGGTCGCTCATGTCCATCCTCGGCGCCTCGCCGCCCGCGACCACGAAGTCAGC